GTCTGGTTGATAAGCTGCTCGGCTATGAACCTTCCGTCATCGAACCGAAAGATGTTGTATGTATCACTAAAGAGAACTCCCAAAAATACGACGACGGTGAATTGTTGATCGTAGGAGGTCAGCCGGTCAGCAACATCAACAAGAAACATCCTCTTGAAACCCGTGTAGCCTTCACGTTGGTAAAATCGCATATCGAAGACGTGGTATATACATTGTTTCATGCAGAACGTGACGAAGACTCAACCTCACCTTCAGGCGCATTTGACGGTCTGTTTACCAAAGCCGACATGCTGATTACAACAGGTGATGTCAATGCTGCTCGCGGCAACTTTGCCCCATCAGGTCTTTTTACTTTGCCTACAAAGGATACAGACTCCGCCGCTTATGAAAATTTGGTTGAATGGATTGGTGGTGCCAACACTTACCTGCGTTCCTCCAAGTCAGGAATTCCACAGCTGCTTTGTGCTGAAACGGTATTAATAGCTGCACGCTCTGCTCTCCGCAACAAACTGCGTATGCAGGAGTATCCTTCAATGCAGCGTATGATTGAACTTTTGCGTGAAGACGCAATGTGCCCTGCTCTCGAAATTCTCTCCCATGAAGCACTAGGCCAAGGATCGCGTTTGGTTCTTCAGAAAAAAGGCAACATGGATGTCGCTTTCAACACTCAGGCCGCAACCAAATTCTGTCAAATTCGTGACATCTACGAAGATCCGAATGAATGGCAATTCTGGTTACAAACGGGTTATGATACCCGTATCCGCGACTGGCACGAAAAAGTATACCGCTGTAACGAGCAAAAGAACGAATCTCTAGACCTTGCAGGGGATTATTGCAAGACCGGAGGTGTACAAGTCGACATCACAGGAACGGAGAATGCTGCTTGGACCATCAAAGGTAAAGTTGCCGAACGTGGTAATGGTCAATGCATCATCGGTCTCACACCCGGCAAGTACACTATTGAATTTACTGCTGTAGACGGTAAGACTAAACCTGCCGATCAGGAAGTGACTGTCGTGGAAGGCGCAGTTACAACCGCAACCGGTGCTTATACCTAAACTGAGATAAAAAAATGAGCGGCCATTTTGGTCGCTCTATCCTATTCACTCTAAACAATTACACTAATGAAAAAATATACTTACCTAATACTCTGTATGTTCTTTGTGGCTTTGGTTATTGCAATCCCGGAACTACACCCTCAGACATGTCATCTTGATGGAAATACATTGACCATGTTGGCAGCTGGTCCGGCCTTCGCACCGCTGAAATGGAATGTCGGTCAAAATAATATGGGTGGATATAAAGGACGGTTACTGTTCGTCCCATTTGATGCACCCAATACAGTACCCACCGTTCCGGATCCCGGCAAAGCAGCAGACAATGAAGCACTAGTGACGGCAGCCGGTACATTTGCTTTTCCTGCAGAAGGGACGTATAAGCAACCTATTTATCTATATAGTACAGATGCAACAGTCGACTATAAAGCGGAGCAGCAAGGTGAAGCTGACGGGATCAGCTATAAACAAACACTGAGCTTCTTCTTCCCCGGCAATACTCCTGAAATGCATGCATTCAATGCATTGGTAAAAAACACAGCAGGCTATTACGTTTTTGAAGACTCTGACGGCAGACAAATGATCATGGGGCAACCGGGATTATATGCTTCTACCGCTCCTTCATTCAATGGAGGAAAAGCAAGAAGCGACCGTCGCGGTACCACCTATACGGCTACCGCCGATTCCAATTACTCTGCGATCTTCCTGGAAACTCCCATCGATATGGAAGTCATAGGCGGATTAAAACCGGCCCCAACGCCTCCAATCGAATAATATGATCAGACAAGAACAACTCAGCCAATGGTTAGGAGACCGCCAGCGCAAATATGCTGACGGTCTGGTTCTTTTCGGGATTCTTGCTAAAGAGTCTATGAAAAAGAAATACGCAGCTTACCTAGATACAGCTCCGGAAAGTCCACATATTTTTGACCCGCATTTCACCCAGCTTGTCAATTGCCTGTCGAAAATTGACAAGGAAATCAAATATTCTCCTTCACTATATCCTGCCGCTCTTGAGGAAATTGCCGTGGTTAGGACCATAAACGAGAGTGAACGGAAAAAAGTAATCGAAGAAAAACAAGCAAATATCACTTCGCTTGAAATATTAGTCAATGAATTGCAGTCCCGTATTGATGATCTGGAAAATGACAGCGAAAGCCATACCGAAGAACTGGCATCCCTTCAGGAGCAATTTGACGAAAAAATGTCTGAACTATCCGCCTTACGAAACGAATGCGAAACACTGAACACTCCGGGTGTCAAGATTATCACGGAAGAATCACTCAGTCCTTCTATCCGGAAAGCTTACGCACGTATCAAAGAAATAGCACCTTTATATGCAAGTTTGCATAATGATGTGGCCAACCAAGACATACCACCAGAAGAACGACAACCGATAGCCGAAGAACTGTGCAAGCTCGATGATGAACGTCGCAAACTCTGGAAACAGATCGATACCTGGGCGGAAGGGAAAGGTGAACTGCAACTTGAAGAAAAGCGGCCAATACTAAGTGAAAACAGTATTGTACGCGGTTTTGAAATTGCCCGCCAAATCAAGCGTTTGAAAAATAATATAGCCAACAGTAAAGCCGCTTCAGAACGAGCCAAGCAGGACAACAAACAGACTGTCATGCAGAATGCATTGGACCGCATTGAGAAGTATGAGACGGAACTTGCCATACTGGAAGCAGAGATAACAGCAACACAAGGTGAAAAGAGTGCAGGATAACTTTCCACTTGCATTGTGCCCCGGTTCTATCGAGCCATTCATGCACAAGGGAGAATGGGCAATACATGAAGTGTTGCCCTCTCTTTTATCGGATATAGGCCCGGCACACATAAAAATAGCAACATTCAGTATCTCGGAAGACAGTCTGCGTCCACTTTTCTTCCTTTCAGACGAAAAGAAAATCGAAAGCCTTACTCTTTTGCTGGATACGACCGTAAAACGTCATAAGCTTGATCTATTACTGTTTGCTTCAAATATTAGTCCGAGAATCCGGATTGATTCCTGCCATGCCAAACTATTGCTAGTCGAAAACGAACAATATAAATTTGGAATTGCAGGATCTGCTAACCTTAATCAAAACCACCGATGGGAAAACGGCTTTTATTTCACTTCCGGAAAGCATTTCGATTATTTCTCAAATATGTTTAATCAAGCGTATGAAGACGCTATCCACTATGAAAGTTTAGAATAATGACTCTGTCCGAAGAAATATTAAAGCAAATAAAAGATATGTCTGCAGCACTTTTACCTCCGGCAGAAATCGCAATACTGCTAGATATCCCGACTGATCAACGTGACTACTTCTGTGATATATGTAAAAATCATTGCAGTTCACCTATATATACCTCCTATCATCAGGGGAGACTTCAGACCAAGCTCAATCTCCGGAAAACAGTTATCAAACTGGCCGTTGCTGGCAGTCCTGCCGCCGAACCTCTTGCTGATAAATACATGAAAGAACAAAGCATCAATGAATAATGCCAAAGAAAGATCCTACATACGAGAGAATCGAACGAGCTTTATACAAAGATAAGGACGAATCGACAACCATCCTTTCCCCCAGGGAAATGGAAATCAAAAAACGTATGATGTTATGTGTCAGTAAAAAAATGGAAGAACCACTTATTCCGGACACTGAGTTGGTAAACTTCCTAATACACGGTTGTGGAGGAAATGCAGAACCAATTTCCAAATCACAAGCCTACCGGGATATCGGTATGATCAACCGGTTAGTCGGAAATATCCAACTAGCTGCAACATCCTGGTACCGGTATATGATTGTAGAAGGTGGTAAGAGGGCTTTTAATATGGCAATGGACAAAGAAGATGCAAAAGGAGCTGCTGCCGCATTGGATAAAATAGGCAAATATACACGTGCAGATAAAGATGATAATAAATTCGATTATTCACAAATGATTCCTCCGTCATTCGAACCTTCGGACGACGTCACCCTCCTGGAAGGACTTGAAGAGATTGAAAACCTTGAAGAAAAACGGGAAGAGCTGCGCACCTTGTTTAAAGGAATGCTAAGTAAAAGAGCAGTAGACATCAAACCTATTACAGAGGAGGAGAAAGAATGAATCCGCAGAACTCTCCTACCCTATCCGCATATGAACTCCGCAGAAAACGAGATGAGGTTGTAGACAAGTTCTTCAATAAGATGCAACGCCATGCCATGTCTATCAATGCACATGATGAATATATAGTTGCCTCACGTGGTACCGGAAAATCCGAAGGGATTGACGCACGCATCATTCTCCGCAACGTATGGGAAATGCCGGGTTCTTTAGGCGGCCTAATCTCTCCGAGTTACGCCAAGGCATGGGGAAACACATTACCGGCAATCTGCAAAGCACTTGCTGAGTGGGGATATATACAAGGAATACATTATGTCGTTGGCCACAAAGCTCCAGAAAGCATGGGATTCGCCAAACCGGTACGCCCGGTATTAGGCGATGGCTGGAGCAATGCATTTCATTTTTGGAATGGTACCGTCATGGTAATTCTCTCCTTCAATCAAGGAATGTCCGCAAACTCTATGTCACTCGACTGGGTGATAGGTCCCGAAGCTAAGTTTCTCAATTATGAGAAAATTAAAAGTGAAGTAGATCCCGCCAATCGTGGTAATCGGCAATATTTCGGCGACTGTCCTCATCACCACAGCGTAAGTTACTCAACAGATATGCCGACTGCTTCTATGGGAAAATGGATTCTCGATAAGATAGACGAGATGTCGCCTGCACATATCAATCTAATCAGAACATTGTATCTCAAGCTACAAGAATACAAACGAAAGCCACTCACTGACCATGTAATGCGCATGATCAAAGAATATCAACGCGATTTAGACCTTGCACGGAGATATCAACCTCCTATCAAACCTCTCCCGGGAAAAACAAAGGAATATACCGTCTTCTACGGTGAATATGATGTGTTCGACAATCTGGAAGTACTCGGTGAAGACTTCATTTGGCAGATGTACCGGAACTCGCCTCCTTTGATCTGGCGTACTGCTTTTATGAACGAGCGTTTATTCCGGATTGAAAATTGCTTTTATTCGGCTCTGGATGATGATATTCACTTCTACACGCCTGGCGATAACGGACGTCTCCGGGATTTAGGCAGTAACTGGAACAAACTAACGACATGTGGTTGTCTGGGCGACGGTGACCTCAATTTTTCAAAGGAGCTTCATCTGGCCTTTGACTCCAATGCATCCATATCCACCGCAGTCATCGGACAGCTGGATGATCACACGATGCGCGTACTCAAGTCATTTTACGTCAAAACTCCCGGAAAATTGCAAGACCTAGTCAAAATGATAGCCGACTATTACCGTCCGAAGCTTAATCGAGATGTAGTCATCTACTATGACCATACCTTTACATGGGAATCCGGATCTTCTACTGAAACTTATGCAGACATCATCGAACGTGTATTCAAAGAAAACGGATATCATGTCACAATGGTATATGTCGGACAAGCTCCGAAACACGAATGGAAGCATTTAAACATTGACTTAACCTTAAAAGGAGATCCGCAATTTCTTTGGATACAAATAAACCTTCATCAAAACGAATTCCTGAAAATAGCAATGGAACAAACTGGGGTCAAACAGGGAAAAAACGGATTTGAAAAGGATAAAACACCTGAAGGAACACCCGACACACCTGATAATCCGGACGAATATAAAACGCACATCACAGATGCATTTGACACACTATGGCTAGGAATGAATTTCTATTTCACTCTGCCGGGTACACATGCTGGAGGAATCTTCTTTCTGAATAATAAATAATTTATTATTCGCATTTTTATTACATTTCTTTGTTTTTCCCGAATATTATTCCAACCTTTGTCGTGCCCTAAATATTATTGAAAATAACTTTTTAGCACTAGTGTTATTCAAAATGAATTCTACATAAAAATGGGCACATTATTGCTAAAGAGTGTTCTAAGGAGGTTGCAACTATGAAACAAAATAAATTTTGTGATATAGACTTATCTGATCCTTTTTTCGATTCACTAAAACAAGATTATCCCGAATTTTCAGAATGGTACACTAAAAAGGCTAAAAAAGGAGCTAAAGCATTCATTCAAAAAGATGACCAAGGAAAGCTCCAAGGATTTCTCTATATGAAACATGAAACAGAAGAATTAAATGACATTAATCCTCCAATGCCTGCTGCTAGTAGATTGAAAGTCGGTACATTCAAGATAGATGCACATAAAACAAAATTAGGAGAATACTTTGTCAAGAAAATCATTGCAGCTGCTTTATATATAGGAGTCTGTGAAATTTATGTGACCATCTATAAAAAACATACAGGTTTAATCACGCTATTACAAAGATATGGATTCACAGAATACGGAACTAAAGGAGAAGGGGATGAGCCAGAGCTTGTTTTTACAAAATCAATGACAAGTTATACTGGCGATATATTATTAGATTATCCTTTCGTGCATGCTAAGGATGTCCGAAAATTCATTTTATCAGTAAAACCTGAATACCACACTCCTCTTTTTCCTGATTCAATATTGAATACAGAAGAAAGGAGTAAGGATGTGCTCATTAAAGATGTTACACATACAAATAGTATCCATAAGATATATGTATCAAGTATGAATGGGCTTGATCAACTTGAAAAAGGGGACATCTTACTTATATATCGTACTTCTGATCATGCAGGACCAGCTAAATATAGAAGCGTAATTTCCTCTATATGCGTGGTTGAAGAAATTAAGAAAGCTAAAGATTTCGCTTCTGTAAATGACTTTATCAAATATGCTAATGCCTATAGCATATTTGATGAAAATGAGTTAAAGAAGTGGTACACAACATATAATATGGTTGTTATTAAAATGACTTATAATGCCGCATTTGATAGAAGGGTCACTCGTAATGAGCTAATCGAACAGGTTGGACTAGATGGCAATGAATACTGGGGATTCTTTCAAATAACAGATGAGCAATTTAACAATATAAATTCAAGAGGAAAAATAAATGAAAGTATTATTATCGATTAAACCGGAATTTGTTCGTGAAATATTTGCCGGAAACAAAAAGTATGAATACAGAAAAGCTATATTTACCAAAAATGTAAATCAAGTAGTGGTGTATTCTACAAAACCGGAAGGAATGATCGTCGGAGAATTTACTGTTGAAACAATTATAGAAAAAGAACCTCAACAATTATGGGATCAAACCAAAGAAGCTTCAGGAATTACCAAAGAATTCTTCGATCAATATTTTGAAGGTCGTAAACGAGGTTACGCGCTAAAAATTTCTTCACCTAAACTTTATGAGAATCCAATCAATCCATTTGATTTATTTTCTTCTTTTGTTGCCCCTCAATCATTTAAGTATATAGTCGGAGAAGATTTAGAACCAACATTGAGTATCTAAATTCTTCAAACTTCATAGATTGTTATAAATATAAAAGCGCAAATATATATCTTATTTGTGCTTTTATATTTATAACTACTAACCAATACTTCTGTCTTCACTTGCAACTACTACTTCGTTCCACTATAGTCATGCGTAAGAATAACTATAGTGGAACGAAATAAAACCTTCCTATTAAGTGCTTCTTTGATTCCAATACAATATCTTACTATCCCTACTGCATTACATTACTAAAGATAGGCTATTTCAATCTAAAAAATCAGCATTTATTTTGCTCATTCAAAAAGAATCACCATCTTTGTAGCGATCTCCATTTGAAACAGGCGAGTAGGCTCGCCAATTATTCGCTGCGGGCATTTTTTATGTCCATAGCTCATGATATAGTTCCGACCCCCGTGTGGAGCGTTAATGCGCCCACTGCCTGTTTCAGGTGGAGATCAACGGGAAAGCGGAACTTTTTTGTTCCCTTCCCGTATTTAATCAACATATTATTTCATTTTAAATGATCTCCAAAATGAAAAAGAAAAACCAAAGCGCAAACGGACGCTATATATCCGTAGAAAAGCTTCAGAAAGCCCTTTCCAACATTTGCCTTGAAGTAGCTGAAGGTAACGAACGTCTCCGAGTGAATAAATCGCACAGAGGTATTGTAATCCACGCCAATGGAGGCACAGTCAATATTACATTTAATGAAAAAGGAGGCGAGCTATGAAGGAATATGTAGAACGAATTATCTCTTCGCAATGCCGCATTATAGACAATAAGTCAGGTTTCATTCATATAGAGGGAGAATCCGCCATTTTTGATATGAACGGGAATTACATAGGGACAGCAAAATCAACTATAGGTTCTATTAGGGAAAACTGCATAGACGCTGTAATCAAAACTCTAACCAATTACAAAAAAAAGATTGTTTCCAACCAAAATAAAAAGATACCATGCAAAATTATTAAATTTGATTTTAACAAAAATATCAATAAAGCAAATCAAAGATGAGTTATTATCAACTCCAAAAACTAATCAACATTCCACAACCGGAATAATCATTAGTTTATTCAACAAAGAACACAGGTTACCATATATCTGTGCTTTTTGCTTGTCGCATACAATTCCCACAATAAAATTTAAAAGTCTTTGATTATCAAATTAAATAGTTGAATAAAGGGGAAAATTTTCCCCTTTATTGATCAAAAGACCACGCACCGCCCTGAAAAGAAGTCTCGACCTAAAGTTTTTCAATTTCCCTTATATGCAGCACCTGTCCCCTCAAAAATCATCACGCTCGTGATACTTGTTTTTCTGCCGTAGGCGTGTCCTTTATGACCTACCAGGTAGCTGATACCTTTGCATAAAAAGAAGGTCATGAACGATATCATTACACAGAATCTACTCACATTCATACTCGGTGGTGGTCTCCTGTCATTCATCACTGGGGTGATTACACTCAAGTACACAAAAAAACAAGCGGAAGCCAAAGCTCTCAGCTCCGTACAAGATGTATATCAGGAACTAATCGCTGACTTGAGAGCCGACAAAGAAGCTATGAAGAAAGAGAGAATAGAAAGCGAAACAAAGTGGGCTACCCGTATAGAAAAGCTAGAAAACAATCAAATAGATCAGGATAAAAAGATAGCGGATAACGAAAACGAAATAGCCGACCTGAAACGATTCAAATGTATAAACCTATTGTGTAACAACCGAAAACAATGAAACATCATGTACACACCCTCATTCTTCTTGCTAGCCTTACTATCACTTGGCTATTGTGTAGTTGCCGTACTACTTATCAAAAAGATCGTAGCGCTCAAGAGCAAAGTAATCTTTCTATCTCAGATTCAACTCTGTACGATAGAACCGGAGATATCTACTCCCGATTCAACTTCAATAAGGAAGAAGCCGATAAAGGTTGGAAGATCAAAGTCAACTTCGACACATCGAAAGCTACAAATCCGGCTACCGGCCTACCCCCGATATCGGATATCGAGATTGAGGGGAGCGAGAAGAATATCAAAACCCTGCTACAAGAAAATGACACTGTACACATATCTGAGAAGCAAAAGACGAAAACTGATATCACGTTTCAGCAAGACAGCAAATTAGAGTCTCACCGAGACGCCGGTAATTCCGTCGCAACCGGAATAGACAACGGCATCAAATACGGACTAATCATCGGGATTCCAATAGTATTTATCATCTTAATCTTTATCAATCATGCTAAAAGACAAAAGAATACATCAAAGTAAGATCTGGCAGATAATGGAACGCAGAAAAGACGGAAAGCCTCTTGAATTCTCTATCCAATTCTGCAAAAAGAGCAATGGCGAATTGGTTACTTACGATCGAGCAGTATTAACTTCATTCCATAGCAGCGGAAGCACAATCAATGTATTACCCTGTGGAGAAGTTACCCCCAAAAAGATTCGCCGGTGCCTTGTCACCAAATTCAATAATTTCAAAGTATATTTCTAATGAAACAGCAAAAACTGCAACAGGCACCAGCTAACCTTATTCTGGAAGGATATGATACCTATGCCGTCTTAAAAGGTGGCAATAATGTTATCAAATTCAGTGATAACACCGATATCACCACTGACAAAAACACATCCGCTATTGAAGTTACTCCCAAAGGAAAAGCGGCTCCAATTAAATTTATGCAACGTGGACGAAATAATAATATGCCTTACGACATTATGAAAAAAATAGGGATTAATGTTACCGTAGGAAGCAACATTGAATTCAAGAACAAAGTCGTATTCGGAGACAGCATACTCGTATATCGCAAGTATCGCGATAAGGCTACAAAGAAAATAATAAAAGAAGAAGTCCTCCCGGAGGAACAGCCGGAAATCTTTGAATTCCTCGAAAACAACAACTTCAATTTTATACGTATGGAGTTAGCCAATGACCTTGTTATATTCTATGACGGCTATCTGGAGTATATATTTAACAATGATGATAAATCTCCCCGTATCGTGCAAATCAAAGCAAAAGAGTCTACCTGTTCCCGAATAAGTGAGATTGACGAGAAGACCGGGAAAAGCGAGTGGCACGGTTACTCAGCCGAATGGCATAAAGGAACACCGGAAGATCTTGTCGCCACTCCCCTGCTCGACAGGCAATCTCCATTGCTCGATTTAAAAATAAGAATCGGGCTTGCGCCTAACAACAACGGAAAAACAATAGTAGGCAAAGATCGTAGGTTCATCCACAATCTTCGTATCTCCACTCCAGGACGTTTTTATTACAGCCATCCGTATTGGTGGAGCGTTTTTGCGTCCGGCTGGTATGATTTCTCCAGTGCAATCCCTGTTTTCAAAAAATCACTGATCAAGAATCAAATGGCACTCAGATACATTATCTATATCCAAGAAACCTTTTGGGAGAAGCTATACGCATCAGAAAAGATTGTCAAAGATGATGAAAAGGCAATCCGCAGAGGTAAATTCCTTCAAGACATGAACGACTTCTTAGCCGGCGAAGAAAATGCCGGCAAAGGTTTTATATCCCACTTTCGCTATGACCGTATAAAAGGATTTGAAGATAAAGATATCATTATCACCCCTCTCGAATCATTCTTCAAAGGTGGAGAATACATCGAAGACAGTGAAGAAGTCAGTAACATGATGTGTTACGGAATGGGGGTACACCCCAGCATTATCGGCGCAGCTCCGGGAAAGGGAAAAAGTATCAATGGTACCGAAGCCCGCGAGCTATTCACTATTGAACAGGCACTAATGAAAATGTATCAAGATCTAACTCTGGAACCTCTATACTTTGTCAAGGCTATAAACCAGTGGCCTAAAGACATCTATTTTGCCGTAACTAACTGCCAGTTGACCACACTTGACAAAGGTACGGGAGCAACTAAGAACACAGGTTTAACCCCGGAAACTGAACAAAAATGAATATACTCATCCCCGACATCGAAACTTTTAAAAAGGTAGTCAAAATAAACGCCTCGCTGCCTTATGAGTCTATCGAACCATATATCGAAGACGCATTGGATATCTACATAGAGCCATACATCGGAAAGTCCGTCATCAAAAAAGCAAAAGAATGCCCAGAATCTGAATTATGCGACAGATTACTACGTGCACTCGGCCCATTGACCCTAATGCTTGCTACTGACGAATTAGGTGTCATGTTTGGAGACAGCGGCATCACAGTAAGTAATGTACAAGGGCAACGTTCTCCTGCCAGTGACACAAAAATTGCAGCAGCCAAAGTAAACCTATGCTTCCGGGGAATGCAAGCTCTCGACCGGTTGATATCCTACCTGGAAGAAAACAAGGCGGATTATTCTGACTATGTCGCTGACACTATTTCCCGCTTTTGTTTTATCCGTAATGCGACGGATTTTCAAGATATCGGCATGGTAAATATAGACTACTCCATATTATCTTATCGCATCATGTTCCCTACCATTCGCCAGCTTCAGGAACATAACGTCCGGGAAATGATATCGGACAAAGTATATGAAGCAATGAAAGAAGCATTCTCTAAAAGTAAGGAAACACCCAAACAGAAGATACTTATTGAATATATTATCCGTTATCTTGCCAATAAAACAGCCGAGTTGTACACCTCACAGAAAACAACCGAGCAACGTATATCCGGTAGAAAGATCGAATACTCCCCCACTATCCGACCGATTTATCAAGATCCGTCCGCAAACGGTAACTTCTTCGCCGATCAGGCAACATACTACGCCGGCAAGATACGCTCCTACCTGACAGAAAACGGGACGGAACTTGGAATTGAAACAATATCTCAAGCTATGAACTTCAATTCCAAAGACAAAAAGCTATTTACCTCAATATCATAATATCATGCATACAATACAAATCAATGACGATATTTACAAGATACCGGGAAACTGGGACGAACTAACCCCCAAGCAGCTTCTTTATCTAGTAGCACTTACCCAATCAAATGTACCGGTAGAGCAAGTTAAAGTCTACATGATGCTTTATTGTCTAAAAGCGCACGTATGCCGGCACAAAAAAATATTCAAGGAATATGTCCGTATAAAAATCGGGCAGGAAAGTGAAACTGTCCGTTTCCAGATTCGCAGCCGTCAATACTTTCTCCTTCCGGAAGAAATCAGCCTGCTTGCTGATCAGTTCAACTTTCTGATTCGTAAAGTAGAGAACCGCCTCAATACCTCATTGAAACAATACCTTATTAACCCTGAACTGACAACCAATCCTTATCCAACCCTCCGTTGCCGCTTAAGAAAATTCACCGGCCCGGAAGACCAATTATTCGATATCACCTTTGCACAATTCATGTATCTGCAAACATACCTGGACGCCATGCAATCAGATCCTAAAAAGATCAATCACCTGTTAGCTTGTCTGTGGCATCGTGGAAAAGAGTTCGATATCAATTGTCTGGATAAAGATGCAGCCATTCTGCAACATCTCCCTGAAGATAAAAAAATAACTATGTACTGGTACATTCTAGGAAGTCTCTCCTGCATGGCCGAAGCTTATCCACGAATATTCTCCGGAGAAGGAAAAAGTAACGGTCGTGTATTTGATTCGCAGCTCCGACTACTTGACTCCCTTGCACAATCAGACATGACCAAAAAGCCGGAAATCAGAAAAGGTCTTTTTCTTGATGCCTTGTACGCAATGGACGAATCGATCAGACGTAAAGAGGAAACCGAAGAAAGTCTAAGAAACAGATAAAAGTTTGTTAGTAGCAAACAAATAAACAACAAAAAGTTTGTTAGTAGCAAACCTTTCTGTATATTTGCAGTGTCAAACAAACGCGGGTGACGTCCGCATAAGTTCTTTTATATTATGGAACAATTGTTCGAGGCTATCCTAAAGATAGCAGATGCGAATCCTGACGGATTCACGGTTGACCTCACAACCTTAAAAAAGGTCACAAAAGGTATTTCAGTCGCCTATCTTGAAACCCAAGACTGTTTCGGAGAAGAAGGATTGAAAAGAGTTCTTAATCATGCTTTGATGCACGAAAAGAAAGTCGGTGGATGGCTTAACGAAGAAAACAATCAGTTTTATTTCGACTCCATCAGGATTTTCACTAATCTCGAAGAAGCCAAGCAATTCGGACGTGAAAATGGGCAGATCGCTATTTTCGACATTGGGCAAATGAGACTCATCAAATTGTGATCCGGAGGGGCGAAAGCCCCTCCATTACAAAGTATATTGTATTATTAAATACCCGATTATCAAAACGTAAATTGATGAATTATGAAGAATCTTGAATTACTACCTCTCCCTGCCGAGAGTAAAAAGCGAATAGATGAATTTGCAAGGCAGTATCAGCGCATGGGGCACATCTCCATTGAAGTTGTCTCCTATAATGAAGGCCGGTTAATTGTTCGAGCAGAACAAAAAGATCTGGTAAATGACAAGTTCCTTAGTAAAAAAGAACTGACTGAACGTATCCGTGAAATGTTTAAAGGAGAAATCCCGGACAACTGGAAGCTGACCGTATCTGCCGTAAACTTCGACCGTAAAGACATCGACGGTATTACCGTTGATTGGATAAAAAGACGAATGGAACGCCTGGGATTAAAAAGTAAGCACCTGAGCAACTATACAGGTATTGACAAATGCACCGTATCCTCACTTCTGTCCGGTGACAAAGAGCTGACCAAATGGCACAAGGTAGCGCTATATTACTTTTTTAAATATTACGAAGTAGCCAACTTCTAACTTTCATTTGTAAGCGGAGCAAAAAACTCCGCTTACTTTTTGCCAAATCTGAAAAAGATTGTACTTTAGCACCTGCCCAATATCGTTATTAAAACATGAATCCCTTGCCATAGTGTAACCAGATATCTGGTTCCGGTTAATAACACCGGTGGGCGCACTATAGTGAGGGATTCGCCCATTTTCATTATGGAGTTAACACGGATTTTTCACCCTGTAGGCTTCGGTGCTTTCTATACCGAAAAACACGTTGATCCACATACTATGAAATATTTCAATATCGTATACGATTGTGGTACTGTTACTGCTGGAGTTAATTTAGATTTGATGATTCAATCTAGATTCAATAAAGGAGAACAAATTGATATTCTTTTCATATCCCATTTTCATGAAGACCACATTAGCGGAATCCCAAAGCTAATGAAACACTGCAGAATAAAAAGAGTAGTGATACCTTATATTCCCAAAGGCGACAGGGTACTATTCGCATACTCAAATAGAGATTTAGCTGGTTATGAAGAGCTTATCACCAATACTGAGAACTATTTTAGGAATGAAGCAGAAATAATCCGGATACTTCCAGAAGAAGAAAGCGAGGATAACAACAATGAAACCAGAGATGAAGAACTTACAATGCCTAGCGGTAGATCAATTACAGCTACATACATTGGAGTACCGATTGCTGATTGGTGCTTCATTCCATTTAATTATAATTATGCTGCTAAAGTCAAACAATTGCAAGTCGCATTAAAGGCTGAAGGCTTAGATCATTCTAAGCTCGATTCAGTATCTTATATTAAAAACAACTATGATAGAATCAAAAATGTATACAAAAATTTATCTGGAAATATTAATGATACATCCTTAGTGGTCTTCTCTGGAATGCACCTAAATTTCATTCCCTACATTTTTTTTTCTTATCAACCAGGAAGATACGAAATGTATAAAACAGGATTAAATTGCATATACTACGGCGATGTAAATACCGATAAAGACATACTCTATAATAGACTAATGAAACGTTTACAAAATCTCTACGCAACTATCCAAACAATACAAATACCACATCATGGTTCAAAACACAATTTTAGATCGACAATAATAAATCCAGGTTCAATATCTATTGTCTGTACAGACAGTAATCACAAAAAGCAATACCATCCTGATCCAACAGTTATTGTTGATATAGTGAACACAGGTTCTTTTTTACATCAAGTAACAGATAATGTAAACTCCACACTTACCGAACATGGGCACTATTAACCTATTTCCTATTTATATATAAAGATGGCAGAAACTTATAATCAAGAATCAGTCCAAGAGATACTCTCTTGGGCACAGAAAATATTAGAGAATAAAGCCTATCCAAAAGGAAATATTCAACTAAATAAAAGCACTAAAATTCTTGATTGTGGATCCTTCCTAAGCACTATGATACAAATGGTATCAAAGAACTGGGAAAATCCGACATTCAATACAGCGATTGATCAGCTCAGGGAGTTTAAAAAGGCAACCGAATAACGGTTGCTTTTCTATTTATATGAAAGTAAAGTTTCAAAAAAACGATTTTCATTTTGCTATCTTCATAAGTATTTGTAATTTAGTTGTCGCCAAATAATTATATAAAAATATGAATCCCTTTTCATTGCGTAATCCGTAAAATCGGATTAAGGTCTTTATATAACCTTTTGGCGCGCGGTGATAAGGGATTCGCCATATTTAATCATGAAAAAAGGGACACAGTCAAGTAGACCGATCAAACCTCAAATCAGACCGGGCAGTGGAGTTCAAACCAATGGTGCACCAAAGCCCAAACAGAAGTAGAATGCTCCGCAATCAGTATACAGACTATTATACAGATCGTAAAAAAGCATATCTTCAAACAACGGCCATACCAAATAGTCCTTATCCTAATATCTTCCAGGTTAAGGGCTATTTTGTTTTCAATAGCCTCTAAATGATCAGCTACAATATTCACATATCGCTTATTGCCTTTTATTTTGCAAGAACGATAATAGTTCATGAAAATATCAATATCGAGTTCTGAAGGCTTTTTACCAGACAACCAAATAGTATGAATACATATAATTTTCAATATCAAAATACCCAAAACCACAACAGAAGCCAATATACCAATGATAGATATTAACACAAGACTTATATTTCCTTCTTGCATATTTAATATCCACCCGAATCCAGTCAACACAGTAATAATACCTGTTAATAGAATATATGATCTATCAGTTATCCTATTAGATACATCTACTATACCCTCTAACTGTCTTTCCGCTTCGTTTAAATAGAAATCAACCGTATTTTTATCAAGTTCATTTCGCGACTGTTCTGATATAATACACTTTTGCTCCATAGTCATTTATTTTTGAGCTAAAATACATTATTCTATTGGCATTACAAATATATTACCACTATCTTTGTTCCGTAACAAATTAAAACCACACAAATGAAAAAAATCATCTTACTATTCGTGGGCATAATTGCCTTAGTATGCAGTACTTCTGCTCAAAATTCGGATCTACAAAAGTGGACATCAGGAGCAAACAAAACTATTGTTAGTGAGTCAAAGCCTAACGCAAGTACACCAACTAAAAAAGAAAGTGATATTCCCCAGCGAACTTCATTTTTCGGTGTAGGGTTTGGATACACAAGTGAAGGATATATCCCCGTCAGCATCCACTATACCCATAAAAAAATATATTATGGTCTCAGCATAGCTATCCCCGCCCAAAAAGGAACAAAAGGAGAAGATTATAATGCTGGAGTCAATTGGGATGAAATGTCAGAAGACGTTAAAGAAGAAGGTACTTATTACACCCCTGTCACTTTTGATATGGGATATGACTTTAAAAACTTTACATTAGGTGCTGGTGTCGGAATTGCAGTAGGAACTAAATACCGGAATTGCTTTGATGAATTTCATATATTAGGAGATAATGGGAACTACTATAAAACCACATCCAATGGAACTACCGGAGAATTTAAAGTGTTTGCCAAATACCGCTTCCCAACTAAAAATCCATATCCGATTTGTCGATTTTACATTTCTGCCCAGTACTCAATCAGAACAGGAATAGGAGCAACTATCGGAATTGATATTTAGCATCAAATAAAGCTAAGTTCTTTTGGCACTCTCAAATATTATCCTCATATTTGTATCGCCAAATAACTCGTAGTTTTAAACTACTAAACCGATGAGTATCTAGCGGAGATGCTCAATATACGAAATTGGGCTTTTTTTATGTCCATCAGTTTGCTTTTGATATTCATGTCTTCAGCAAATTTATATACGAAATAGTAGAAGTTTATTTATTAAACCAATACGGCTGTCTTTTCCTGTCATATATATACTCCTCGGGGTTTATACTATGAGTTGTTTGGCGACACGGGATTTAGACAGCCGTTCTTGCATCCTAAAGGATGCAAGAGAACTTGTCTATAATGCCAAACAACTCATAGTATATGCAACAATTAACCCAGGGCACGAACTACGTGCCCTCATTCCGCACAGGAACAGATGTAAACACGCTCCAAGAGCGTTACTTCCGTGAACTGAAAAAAGACTGCGCTATCAACTCCGCATCAGACGCCTATTACGTCTCTGCTATCGCCTGTTTTTGTTTGACCTTCATCTTTCCCCCGGCAGTGATCGGTGCTGCCCTTTGCGTCTATCGAGCAAAGAAGTGTCAGAAAGGAGGTCGAAAATGATGTTCTTCATCCACCATGTACAGACTTACAAGAATGTAAACCGCAAGGGGCAGGAAATGTGTGAGTTCGCCCAGGCATACGACCGAATTTTAGTACAAAATGAATGTGCTATGGATTCTCTAAAATGCGAATTTGAAGAAGTTGTCAAGGAACTGAATGACAAATATCCCCATCAAAAAGTTCTCAAGTTTAATGGGCATAATGGAGACTCTTCCGGCGGACAATGGAGTATAAAGTTAGGTGATGATGACAGCAGTCCTGTATGTCATATCTCATACAGTAAAGTACGCGGTCATTATTCTTTTGGAGAAGGATCTCACCTACTGGAGCAGAAAGGAGACCAGCCATGATACCAACAGAAATCAATGGCATCATCCTCACCGATGATTGTATCTCATCAATCAAAACTATCCAAGAAGGAGAACACTCTTGGATGGAAGCAACACTGGAAAAAGCAATTGACTTAGCTCTTGACATTGATTCTCCGGACATCGATTCTGTCAATCGACTAACACTCATATCTGAAATCAGAATAATTAAAAAGCATATCCAAGCAATAAGTAATATTCAACCTCTAAAAAAATAACATTATGAATAGACATGAAGCTTTACAATTAATAAACAAGTTACTAGATCCGGAAGCAGCAATAGACGAAAAACAACGTGCAGCCGCACAACTTTCTGAATTAATTCGTATCTTGCTTCCCGAATCAGACGAAGAACAAAAATGATATTAACGATAGTAAGCATATCCGGAATAGTACTACTGTGCCTGGCCTTTTTTAAAGCCTCGCACTCTTTTCTAGCAAAAGCATTCTGGATTATATTAATGTTTCTTTTGCTAGGACTACTCCTACTCTTTTAGTCTCCGGTTTTGTCCTTTATAGCCCGCCCGCTGCGGGCTATTTTTGTCTCCATAACCTAAATATCATGCAGTTATGGAGTATGACCATTTCGCTTATGGCGAAGCACTGGCTTCGTCACTCAAAGACATCTCACACAGCCCACAGAAGAAAAGATTCTTCACAGCTTTCGGACTGGAGGACCTGACGGATCTTAACGACAGCCTGTCTTCTGTTGACGGAAACATTCTAATTGCTGTTGATGGTTGCGAATCCGACTCCGAAGACAATGGAGCGGACGCACTCAACGACAAACAAGTCTACTCATTCATCGTCGCCCAAAGTACGGTCTCCGGAAATCCGAACTCTATCAATCAGGCTGCAAAACAATGTAAATGTATATGCAAGCAGATTCGCAACAAACTGCTGAAGGAAGTCGAATATGTAGACCGAAATACACAGATTAATGGCATTGGACCTATCGGTGACAATTTCTATGGCACCGTATTGACTTTCTTTCTGAATGTTCCGGAAGACTATATCATTGACGAAAACTTCTTTCTATAATGGGACTTTATAAACGATTATCAGAAAACAGGAATGAAGTCAGACGGTACAATGCAGCCAGACGAAAAGCCGAGAAGTTCTCCTCATCGCCTTCTTCACGCCTCATTCAAATGGAGACGATTTCAGAAATAGAACGGTTCAACCTGGCTAAAGATGCAGATCGGTCAACTGCGTTTAATAAAGAAATAGAGCAATGGCAAGATTCCGTTTCCAAACAACTCAAAGCCTCTATTGCATCACGTAGTCTACGGATAGCTCGCGAGTTGCAGCCCAAAGCATATACAGACAGCTACGGGCTTATCAATCGTCTAGGTTTCTCTTTTCCCAGACATGGTGTCTACATCCACAAGGGAGCCGGGCGTGGGCAAGGCGGTTTCTCCGGTAGCAAATGGAGTTATCTAAAACGAATCAATGGAATTGAAATAAATACAAGCATCATCCGCCATACAAATCCCGCCTCACTTGGTAAGCAGAATGAAGGGAACCGGCTCGCATATCATTGGTTCGATCCTGTTATAAAGAACCGGCTTCCGGAACTTGCTGATATCTGTATGCGCTATTTCGATACCATGATTATCGACGCGAGCAAAATATACATAGAAAAATAAAAACAGACCTTATGAACGACCTGAACCGTAGTATAAAAATATTCATCGACGGCACCGAAGCTTCTGCCGGAGTTAAGAAGATAGAAGATGCTATCACGCAATTAGAAAACAAAATATCTTCTCTCGATAAATCAGAATCCGGATATAGCAAGAAATCCAAGATCCTGCAAAAAGAACTGGAAAACAAGCACAAGACCCTAAACACTTACAAGCAAAAAGTCTCGGAGACTGACCGTGTCTTGAAGAATCTCTCCGGAGCAACCTATGACGAATTACTTGCTGTCAGTCAAAACGTCCGTAAAGAACTTCGTGCGGCCGTACCCGATACCGCACA